GGCAAGCAAGAAAAAAAATATAAACCTCAATTTGAAATGGATGGTTGGCAATTTACTTCAAGAGCACATATTCCCGGTATTGCGGGCAATGTCGATGAATCTGTTTGGTATGTGCCATTTAATATTGCATCTAAAATGCAAAAAGAAATTAATAATATAGCACCAGAGGTAATGCCTGAGCCGATTAATGTTGCTCCTAAACTTGAAAAAGAAATAACTACTCATAAAGTATATCATGTATATAAAAAAGAAGTTGCTATGTTAATTATGCGACATCTCTGTACTCATGTGGAACATGGTTATACACAAGATATGGATAAACGTTGGGGAACTGATACAGAAACAATAGATATATATGGTAAGAAATATACTATTAAATCTGGAGACCGTGACTGCTCTTCTGCTGTTATTTCTGCGTTTGAAGCCGCAGGAATTTCTTGTGGTGGTGCGACATATACGGGCAATATGAGAAAATGTATGGTTGGTACTGGCAATTTTAAGTGGCGTCCAATGTCATTTATTGCTCAGGCAGGTGATGTCTATTTAAATGAAAAATGTCATACAGCTATGTGTTTAAGCGCTGAACCTGATGTATTAATGGAATTTAGTATTAATGAAAAGGGTACAGCTACTGGTGGTAAACGTGGTGACCAAAAGCAAGTAGGCGATTACGATGAAAAATATGGTCGTGGTGAAAGTCATTTAAAAATGTATTATAGTTATCCATGGAATGGAATACTTGAATGTGTGAATGATGAAATTGCTTTTGACATTGAATATGAAGTTGATTCTTCTGGCAATAAGAAAATTGTAACAGGAGAAAAGATTGTTGACAAGGTTCAGCCTGTAAAAGATGGTGGTATTGTTCCTGTTTCTATCGCTCTTAAAAAAGTCACACCCGATATTGTGCGTCAAGTATATCAAGGTAAATATGGTAAAGGCGCTGTTGATGGTAGTGAACGATTTACTAAATTAACTAAAGCGGGTTATGATGCAGTTGCCGTGCAGGAAAAAGTAAATTGGGTGTATAAAGTAGCTAAAGGACTTCTTGATGGTAAAGCATCTATTGTTAAACAATATGGTAATGGTAAGGATAGACGTAAAAATCTGGGTGAATGGTATGACGTAGTCCAGAAGGAAATAAATGTTCTTGCCAATATAGATAAATGGTGAAATTAAATGAGTTTTATTTATTACAATCCAAATCCAGAACGTAAGTTAGTTGGTGATTGTGTGATTCGTGCAATTTCTAAGGTAACAAATCACAGGTGCTTATGATGCGTCTCAAGAAAATGAGTACTCCGAACGTAGAGGTCGCAGTGCAAGAACTGGACGTTACGTAAGTCGTGATTCTGAAAAAGAGCGTATGATTGGGAAACTTGAAGATATGATGGATTCTGTTTCGACTGAAAGAGAGCGCAGGATTTTACAACAATGTGTTGATAAACTGGAACAACAATAATTTTTTAGAAGAGGTCGGTACAATGCCGACCTCTTCCTTATATATAAAGGAGGATTCTTTTGGATTTTTATAAAGGTTATAAAAGAATCGAAGGGGATGCTGAATATATTAACGCAATGCTTTCCCCTGAAAAGTATAAAGATTGGTGTATTAATGAATATGCTATTATTAAAAATATAGAGACTGGTCAGGAAAGTGAAATGAGATTTGATGGTAAAAAGTTTGTCGGTCTCAAATTACCTAATAGTAAATATATAAAAGGGAAAAATGCAGAGCAAAGGTGCGCACTTGATGCCCTTAATAATGATGATATTACCACTGTGGCGCTTCTTGGACAGCCGGGGAGTGGTAAAAGTTATTTAACAATGAAAATGGGGCTTTACCGCATTCGTGAAAAAGGGACACAAGCAAAGATTCTTTGTGTGCGTGAAGCGTGGGGTGAAGGTAAAGAAATAGGTTTTTTACCCGGAGATATTTCTGACAAGATTGCTATGTTTCAATTGCCATTCATTCAACAAATGGATGGGGGCATTTGGGAATATGAAAAACTTGTTCAAGAAGGAAAATTGGATTCTAATGTTCTCTATTATATGAAGGGTACTACTTATGATGAAACCATTATGCTCTGCGATGAAGCTGAAGATTTAACGAAAAAGCAAATTAAATTAGTTGGTACACGTATTGGGAAAAATAGTAAGATATATTTTTCTGGGGATTATAAACAATCACTTTTAGATAGCAGTGAATCTAATCCATTGTTACTTATGTGTGAGCAATTAAAAAATAATCCATTGTTTGCATGTGTATATCTTCCTGAAGATGTTCGCAGTGAAACATCTAAAATGTTTGCAGATTTGTTTGATTAAATATTAAGGAATTAAAAGGAGAAAACGTATATGGCAGAATTAACATTAGTGCCTGAGGTGGGCAATGCATTTTCTTTTATGGAAGAAATGGGAACTGGAGTATACGATGAATTAATGAAATATTATACGGATAAAAGGGTTCTTATTGTTAATAAAGATATTGATAATAGTGTAATTGAATCTTATGCCATCCGTATTTTACGATGGAATGACGAGGACAAAAATATTCCTTCTGATAAAAGGCAACCTATTACTATTTTAATACATAGTTGTGGGGGGGATCTTTTTAGTACGTTATTCTTAATTGATATTATTAAGCAATCCGAAACTCCCATTTGTACAGTTGGTATGGGGCTTGTAGCATCTGCTGCTTATTATATTTATATTAACGGACATGATAGGCTAGCATTTGAAAATACAGTATTTTTACAGCATGACGGTACAATTTCAATTGCTGATTCCAATTCTAAAGTTAAAGATTTTATGGCTTTTAATGATCTTATGGAAGATAGAATTAAAGAGTCTATTCTGACTCAAACAAAAATTGATTCCGATTTTTATGATAAGACATTTGATAAAGAATATTACTTTTTTGCAGATAAAGGAAAAGAGTTGGGTGTTGTAGATAAAATTATTGGACAAGATATAAAGCTTGCGGATATTTTTTAATGAGGATTGTTTATGGATAAAAATTTATTAAATAAATTACCAGAAGAGACTGAAGAACAATATTTGTGGCGTATAGGACATTATATTGGAGACGGTCTTATAAGTTCTTGGAAGGAAGTTAGTGATATTGTAAATTCTCAACTTTGCGATGATGAAAAAAAATGGAAAGATTGTGATACATTTAGGCGACAAATTTCTACAGCCAAACGTTATTATGATAATGTTTTTAGTAAAATAGATAAAGAATATGATCCTGATATTCAAAAACAACTTGAGGCATTAAGAAAAGAGAGAATTAAAATTCAAACTCTTAATGTTGAGCGTAATAGGATTGATAGAGAAGAAGCACGTAGAGAATTATTCTATGAACAAGTGCATACGCTTGCCCAGACTATTCCTGTGCCTGAATTTAATGCGCTTCAAATAAAAGAAGATATTGATGAAACATATGTGTTATGTCTTGCAGATATCCACGCAGGTGCGAAGTTTAAATCCTTGACTAATGAATATTCATTAGAAATAATGCAAGATCGTTTTGATTTATTATCTGTAGATGTAATTAATTTTATAGAAAAACATGGAGTTAAAAAACTTATTGTTCTTGGATTAGGGGATACGGTGCAAGGACTGATTCATGCTAATGATTTAAAAATTAATGATTCATCTATGGTGGTTGCCGTGGTTACTGTTGCTAAAACAATAGCAATGTTTTTAACCAAATTATCGCAATATGCAAATATAGATTATGTTCATGTGGGTTCTTCTAATCATTCTCAATTAAGATTGCTTGGTACCAAGCCTAATGAATTAATGGATGAAGATGTAGAATATATTATTGCACATTATATCGAGGATTTATGTTCCGCTAATTCACGAATTCATGTTCGTGTGCCTGAAGTGGGTGAATGGTTTACTAAATTAAATATCGATGGATACAATATCATTGCTATGCATGGGCATCAAATTAAAAATTTTGAAACGATTTTAAAAGATTTATCAGCGAAAACTAATGAGATTGTTGATTATCTAATTGTAGGACATTGTCATACAGGTAAAGAAATTTCTGGCTATGAGGGTGTATGTCATGATACAGAGGTTTTAATGTGTCCTAGTTTTGTTGGCTGTGATCCTTATGCAGATACTATTTTTAAGGGTAGCAAACCTGCTGTTAAAATTTTTGGATTTGATGATTTATATGGACATAATGAATCTTATAAAATTATTCTTTGATTAGGAAGAGATACGTTCGTGCGTATCTCTTCTTTATTATATCGCAGGGTGGAGAAGTCCGGTCTATCTCGCCAGCTTCATGGGCTGGAGGTCGCAAGTCCAAATCTTGCCCCTGCTATTTTTTATGTGACTTTTAATGGATTAAAGCGATAAAAAAGGAAGGTGATTGCATGGCTTATATTCGTGAGGTTAAAAAGCCAGACGATGTAAAAAAAATGAGGATTGGCGATTTGCGAAACGAGTATAATTCACTTGCAGATCGTTATCTTAGAATCACAAAATGTGATGATTTGGTCTGTCCTTCTTGTGGACGATTGAAAACCGCAAAAAAAGAAAATTTTTATGCAGATGGAAATACAATACATGGATTTTATCCAGTTTGTAAAGAGTGCGTTTTTAGGGATGCTGAAAATATAGAAAAACCTACAGACCCACCTAAAGAAACCAAAATATCTGTTCAAAGAGTTTTACGAAAAATGGATAAGCCTTTTATTGAAAGTTTGTATCTTAGTTGTGTTAATTCATACAATAATGAAGAGTCTAATGATTCTGGTAAATCTAAGATGTTACCTTTTCAAAGATACATGTCTCAAATTTGTAGTCTTCCTGCATATAAAGGTAAAACTTGGGAGAATTCAGAATATGGTGAAAAATATTCTGTGTCGAGACCAGATAAAATTGAAATTGTTGATGAAGACCAAGAGATAATTAAACGTGGGCGTAAAAGATTTGGGGCTTATTCTTCCGAAGAATTATATCAGCTTGAAAGTGCTTATGAAGATTGGGTTTCAAGATATCCTGCTGAAGCTAAAGCGCAAGAGGTACTATTTGAGCAATTATGTATTCAAGATATGCGGGCAAGACGATTAGCTAAAGAAGATGGCGACCCCAAGGATGCTATTAAATCTTGTCAAGAAATTATGACAAGTTTAGGAATTAAGCCTACACAGAATTCTACTGATGCTATGACTGATCAAAAAAGTTTTGGTGAATTGATTAAAGCTTGGGAGATGGAAAAACCAATTCCTGAACCAGAGGGTGAATGGGCTGATGTGGATAGGATTGGCTTGTTAATTGATGTGTTCTTTAAAGGACACTTGGCTAAAATGCTTAATTTAAAAAATGCTTTTTCTTCTATATATGAAAGGTTTATGGGTAAGCTTACTGTGAAACGTCCTGAGTATGGGGAGGGCGATGATACAGAATCTATTTTTGATGAAATCTTCGGAAATAAAATGGCCGAAGAATTTGAAGTGGATGATGACTCATGAGTGAGTTTATTGAAGAGACTAGAAATATAGAAGAAGTAAAAGAAGAAAAGCATACAAAAATGATGCGAACTATTGCTTGGAGGGCTGGATATTATCGAGCAAATCCACAACGATTTGTTAAAGAAGCATTACAATTTACAGATATACGTCTTAGGTGGTTTCAGGAATTATTGTTATGGGCAATGATGCATAATAATTTCTTCTTATTTTGTGGAAGCCGTGGTATTGGGAAAACTTTTTTGGTCGCATTATTTTTAGTGTGCCGAGCGATTCTATATCCGGGGTCAAAGATTATTATTACTGCTAGCGTCTTGAAACAAGCTAATGAAAGTCTGGCGAAAATACGAGATGAGTTATGTCCTCAAAGCGCTTTTTTAAGAAATGAGATAGAAAAAATAAATATAAGCCAAAATGACGGATCAATATTCTTTAAAAATGGAAGTTGGATTAAGACGACAACTAGTACAGATAATGCTCGTTCTCAACGTGCAAATATAATAATTGTTGATGAATATGTTAAGACAGATAAACGTATTATTGATACTGTTATTAAAGAATTTCTTAAAGCTCCTAGAAGTCCGGGTTATTTGAAATATCCGCAATATGCTCATTTACAAGAACGTAATAAAGAAATATACATGTCCTCACCTTGGTTAAAATCTAGTTGGGGTTATGACAAGTTCTTAGCGTATTTTAAAAATTTTTTGAATCCCAAACGAAAATATTTTGTTTGCGGTCTTCCTTATCAAATATCTGTTTTTGAAGGATTGCTGATGCGAGATGAAATTGAAGATCGAATGTCTGAAGATGATTTTGATGAGACCGCATTTCATATGGAAGACGAATGTTTTTGGTATGGTGACAATGAAGGTGGTGTGTTTAGCTTTGATGAGGCATCTCGACTTAGGGTAAATAAAAAAGGATTATTACCTTTAAAATTTTATTCTAAAGATAATCCTGTGCCACCTCCCCCTAAGAATGGTGAGCGTATACTGTCAGTTGATATAGCCCTTATGGCTTCAACTAAAAAGAAACGGAATGATGCTTCAGCCATATATATTAATGATGCTATTAGAACAACAGATACCAAATATAAGGCACATTTTGTGTTTGGTCAAACTTTTGAAGGGCTTACAGCTGATGAATTAAGTTTGATTATTATGAGGTACTTCTATCAATACCATTGTACATATTTGGTTATTGAT